TAGCAACAAATCCAAATCCGAACTCCCTACAACCTCCAATATCAGGAATCGCTACAAGCTCAAACTTACCAGCACCAGCAATTGCTACATCCGGGGTTTTTCCTGCTACAATTGATCAAATTGGAATTGACAGTGGAGAAGAATTCATAGCGTCCATTGTTGGGAAGTCCAACGCACCCCTCAGTCTCAAATATCCCGTAGATGCTAATTATGGTGGAAGGGACAACGTGGCTGGTGGACAAGATTTCCTTGCCATTGAACAATTCATTTATAGACCACCTCAAGCAGACTTGTTCAATAATCTTAAAGGAAAAAATCAAGCAAATGCATTTGTTGGCACAATAGAAAATGGTCTTCAAAGAAACTCTAACTTACGAAAATATCTTGGGTTAGTTAGACTTCCTATCCCAAATAATCTTTCCATGAGTAATGGAATTGATTGGGGTGATTCTAGAGCAAACCCTATTGAGGCAGGTGCATTTTTTGCTGCTAATAGTTTAGCTTCAAGTGTTTTAGGTGGAAATGTTGGTTCACTTTTCACCAGTAGTTTTGCTGGAGCTAAGGAGTTCCTAGATGCGGTATATGATGGAACATTTCTACCCGGTCAACCAGCAGGAACCTTACTATCAGCGTTTTTGGCACAATATGGTTTAGGTAAAGTTGGTATTAATGTAGATCCGGCACAATTCATTGCTCGTGGTTCAGGAAACACCATTAACCCTAATCTAGAATTACTTTTTAGTGGTCCTAAACTGAGAAATTTTGCTTTTCAGTTTAAGTTTGCTCCAAATGATACTGTAGAAGCAGATGAGTGTAGAAGAATACTTCGCTTCTTTAAGCAAGGAATGGCAGCAAAGCGAGGTAGTGGTAATCAACTTTTTCTCGGGTCTCCAAATGTGTTTAGATTGAGATATTTGACTAAGAATAATGATACGATTCGTAGTTTGCCCAGATATAAGATCTGTGCTCTAACCTCAACGGACATAGATTATTCTCCAGGACCAACATATCAATCATATGATGATGAGTTTGCTGGGTCTCAAACCACCATGATGAATATGACTCTAAACTTTACAGAATTGACACCCATCTTTGAGTCCGATTACAGAGAGTTTGATACACCATCACAACAGGATCTATTTTCTACTCCAGGTGGTAATGATATAGACTCATTGGGTCAAATCGATCAAATTAACTCTTACGATGTAGGTTTCTAATGGCATACTTCGATCTCTTTCCAGACATTCTTCTACCATCCTTTATTGAAAATAGAAATTCTTCTTCAGATTTTACTAGAACGAAGAATTTATTTAAACGTGCTAAGATTAGAGATGATTTTTTTGAAAATGCGGTAACATTTACTAAATTTTCTATTAGTGGAGACGATAGACCGGATAATGTTGCCAAGATCTTATATGATGACCCAGAATTAGATTGGGTAGTATTGCTGTCGAACAATATCATCAATATCCGCGATGAATGGCCTATGAGTCAATTTGACCTACAGCGATATCTTGACAATAAGTACTCTAAAGAACAATTAGAACAAATTCATCATTACGAAACTCTAGAACAAAAAGCACCAGATGGTAAATTGTTATTGAGTGGTGGAATGCACGTTGATGCCGGTTTCAAATTCAACTACAATTACGGTGGAATCTATTATAGTCTAAGTGGTGGTAGTTTGGTAAAATCCGTAAGTAATTACAATTATGAATTGGAGCAAAATGACGATAAACGAGTAATTTTTGCTTTGAGACCAGAATTCCTTGCTGTGGTTGTACAAGATATGCGTGAAATCATGACATACACAGATAGTTCGCAATACATTGACAATCGCACTAAAAAAGGCGACAATTTGAGAATCTTGTCGCCTCGTTAGATATTATACAAAAAACCCTATTGGTGATTTTTTGCCGGAGTTTTTTGGCGACGTTTAGTGAAACTAAAAGTCGATTTTGAAATCAGAGAACTCGTAGGGACTCGCATCAATATGATATGCTATGCTAATTCGATCTGTGTTAGATCTATTAAGATCAACATAGTGTACTAAATGAGATGCGAAAAACAAACCAGAATTAACTACAGGTGGAAAAGATAAAGAGTGATATCTAGAGTCAGTATTATAATTAGTGGTTAGAAAAGAGTTTCTGTTGGGATTCAGAACGTGCAGATTACCACAAGTTACTGGATCAACATCTGATTGTAAAAAGAAAGCACCGCTCCAGTCAGCGTTCATGTGATGGTGCATATAATTCGACGCACCAGCAGGATTAATGTTTAGAAACAGTTTAGTGACCTTAGCATAGATAGGGTCTTTAAACTCGTAAACTTTTACATACTCAGCAAATTGTTTGAGGAGCATGTCAATGATTGGTTCAAATTGACTAATACCTAGACAATCTTTTTGCCAACCATCTTTATTACTAGCTTTATTAGAGACTGGTGATTGTCTTTGCCATTCATATGCCCAAGCAGACATTTTTTTACAAAAGAGTTGACCAGGACCCTCAAATAAACCTATGTGTTCACTAAACGTTTCATATCTCATAAAAATTGTTTGCGATACTTACGTCGTATGTAATCTGCCTTGGCACCCCCATGACAGGGGATGCCTTCAATTTTTCTCTTCTTACTCTTCGGCGAGACGCTGAAAATACGAGAGTGCGTCATCGTCCTCGTCAGTTGATCCAGTTCCTGCTGAGGCAGTAGACTCAACAGCGGCAGGGCTTTTTCGGACGATTGTATCCTCCTCACGCATCTGCTGACGTGACTTCATTACAACCTCTTCCTGCTCATCAAACGTGTCAGGATCTACGCGACGACTGGTGGCATTGGGGTTCAGTACAGCGTTCATACGCTTTTCCAGTTCTGCGTAAGTCTTGAACTGATCAGGTTTCACAAACTCTTCAAGAGAATACTGCTTCTTCCAGATCGTCTCCATGGCATCGTCATCATCGAGCAGAGCACCTTGTGCTGCGAACTCGGATGAATCATAGTTACGATAACCAGCAACGTTCTTTGCCTTCAGTTTAAAGTTAGCACCTTGCCAGAAATCAAACGGATCAATTGCTTCTTCGTCTTCAAACTCAGGTTGCATGGCAGCAGTAATCTTATCAAAGATCTTCTTGCCAAACTTGTAGAGGAACACTTGACCATCGTTGGCAGGATTGTTGGGATCCTTGACAACATAGATGTTAGCGATGTAAGTCAGTTTACGCTTCTGCTTACGTGCTTGTTCCTTGTCTTCATCTGCGCCGCTGTTCCACAGAATACGATTGTATTCCGACACAGGATCTTTGCCACCGTTAGTGGTCAAAGAGTTTTCAATATACCAACCGCCAGGACCTTGGAAGGCATGCGAATAGACCTTCGCCCAGGGCAGTTCTTCCCCATCGGGAGCAGGAAGGAAACGGATGACAGCATAACCGTTACCTGCTTTATCAACGTCTAGTTTCCACAGACGTTCGTCAGCACCGCTGCTACCGCCAGTCTTGTTCATCTTCTCAATCTCTTTGGTGAGTTTGGAAGTCAGACTGCCGAGGCGGGACTGTTTTTTAAGATCAGAAAAGGACATTTAGATTTTGGTGGATTCGGAGGATTGTTCACCGCGTTCATTATAACGCCCTATTTATCCCATGTCAAGCATGTCATAACTGTACTGCATCATCATAGATGCCAATCTTGACTTGAGATTGAGGAGATATTCCTGCTCCTCTTGTGGTCTCTTAGGAGAACCTGGCCAACTTTCTAACGCAAAACAAACATGCCCATAAAGAAGACGGATCTCCTCTATGGGCATTTTAATAGTGACATGCCAATTATCCTGCCACCATTCCTCAACTGAATTAGTCTCGTTGTCGCCAGTCATCAGTTCTATCCTGTTTGAACCAGTCTGCTATGTCCTCTGCTCCCTCAAACTTAGTTTTATGATTGCTAGGATCAGGGTCACCCAGGTCCATCTGATTCAAAAAATCATCCAAACCTCCTTTAGAAACGTTTGGATTTGATGCTACTCTACGTGCTTTACGTAACATCTCGCCTGCTGATCTGTTCGCTTTTGCTAACTTGTCTGCCCAGATCATGTCTGATAACTGGACTTCTTCACCCTTTGCGATACGATTACAAATGTATTCAAGTCGCAGACGATACTCCGTAGATAGCATATATCTGGTGTATTTCAGGTATTTAGGGTGCGTCTAGATTTTTTGCCAAGTTATCTAGTGTCGTTCTCATATTTTTAAAGATCACATTCATGTCAGCATCCTTAAATCCCATCGCCGCAGATGTCATCCTAATCTTTTCTTTCATCTCCATCGCCTCCGGATCATCTGACAATGATAGACGTGTCCACATGATCTCTTGCTTATTTAAAAGCATCTTTAACTTTTTCATGTGCTCAAGTTTCTCATGGTCATTCATTGACCCAAAAGTCATGATAACCTCATAGAGTTCCTTCTGGATATTAAAAATATCCTCCATCTCCTCACGGATAATAGAGGATTCAAAAAACTTACTCATTAACTTGCTCCCTCAAGTATTTTTTATACTTGAATACATCGATATTTAGAAAGGGTTCATACTTTTTGATTTTGAGACTAACTCTTTCCCATACAGGATCTAGTAATTTTTTATCAAAATCTTTAGCATATCCTAAAATCTTATCTAAGATTGCCATCGTTTCAATACTGGTTTCCCCCGCTAAGTATGATTTTAATACAGGTGGATGACCTTTACACTTAAACAAATCAGTCAGAGTATGCTCATCAAGTAGTTTACTGACCTGTTGTGTGTACTGATAATACATGCTTTGTTGACGATTCTGCCAACGTTTGTAACTACCTTCACCACTGCGAATGATGGTTCCAATCCATAAACCGTCAGGGTTATCAGTCTCTACAAAATTAGCAAGGAAGAATGATTTCACCTCATCATCATTATATTTCCTTGAGGTTTTTTCAAAAAAGTAACGATCCTTTCTCTTATAAAAAGCATCTAAACTAGCACGAGATTTACCACCATATCTGAAGTAATCGTACTTCGGTTTGGTGAAGTGGTGCTTGAAAGCAAGGTACTGTTTGTAAGTATCAAAGGGTGTCATTCCAAGTCTTGTATAAGACGTGCTCATAATCTAGTTCGTGAATGTTAGGTTCTTGGTGAAATAAACAGACTGAAAATTCAGGTCTGTATTCAAAGCATGGTTTCATATCGTTCTCCCAATAATGTTTTGGAAGACAACCCTCACGGTAAGAGTAGAAAATATTTGGGAAGAATGTTGGTTTGATACCTGACCTGTGATACCATTTGTCAGTGCCAATAATATTCTTTACAATTATTCTCCAATCAGACTCCCATTTTTCATAGATCCATCTGTTGTCTAACCATGTCATGACACTAGTATTATACTGTGGTTCATGAGGATTTGCAAGCCTAAACTTGACACCTTTCCATGTCGATCTAATCACTGCCCAATTTTCTTTTGATTTGAATATTGGTGCCAGATCTCCTTGGATCACAAGATCTAAATCAAAATAAAACTTACGTTCATATCTCAACAACTCATCTCTACCAAATATCTCTACCTTATTCCAAGTAGGCCACCACCCTTCACTTACTCGTGGTTGCATATCATAAGTGTATATGTCAGGATGTATTCCAGTAGGATCATCAGTGAAACAGAGAACATCATCATCTGTCTGCTTTCGGATCGCTGAATATAAATTGTTAACGTAATCGTGTGAGTATAATTTGCCTATCTTAAGACAAATCACACAATTCTGGGAAGACTTTTTTGTAGTCTGTTTTGTTGACATGATCAATTGCCTCAGTATATTCTAAGAAATTATTCCACCTTTCTTCCCAATCTGGGATGTCCTCTCTCAATGCTTGACATAAGAACTCCAAATTAGTTCCCTCATACTTTTCGGCAAGTCTCTTTCGGATATC